ATCATTAACTGCTTATTTATTTCTTCAACACTCATACCAGCCGCTTTAGCTAATTGTTGTTGTGTGAAATAATCTTTTTGACGGAAATCACCACTCCTTTGAATTTGTTTTAGGGTTTCTTCATTTGCTTCTTGAAGTTTTCCTTCCATTGCCAATGCTCTTGCTCTACTTAAATTAAACTCACCTCCCACAAATGTTGCAGCTACTAATTCTTGCTCAATACCATTTTCAAAATCTAATAATTTTTCTGCTAATGATACTTGTTGTTTTAATGAAGTACCCATTCTTTGAGCCTGTATCGCGTTCTTTGTTAAAGCATTTAAATCACCTTTAAAAAATGTTGATGCGGCTTCTGCATTTTCTGCAATATCTTTGAATACTTTATCAGGTGCAACTCCGGCTAATTTTGCCATTTCCGCAACCTGATTTCCAACATTAGCCGCTGTTTCCGATGATAATCCACCAACACTTTCAAATATACTTTGAACTTTTGCCGCATTAGATGCGGAAACTCCAAAGTTTTGACCCATTACAGCTAACGATGCTAATACTTCTTCTGAAACATTTACCGTATCACTAAATTCTTCTTTTAATGCTTTCGCAGTATCAAACACATTTTTTAACTCAACTCCCGCATCTCTAAAATTCATCTCAATGTGGTGTGCGTTGTTAACTAATTCTTTTGTTTGGGAATTTGTTAATCCGGTTTCTTTTCTAAAATCTTGTGCCGCTGCATCTAATGCTACAAATGAATGTAATGCTGCTCCTAATAACGCATACATTATCACAAGTGGTGCACCTATTGCAGCTATTTGTGCTACCATCTTTTTTGCCATACCCAACGCATCTCCTATAAATCCAGGCATATGATGTAACAATTCATGATTAGCTTCATGGATTGCCTCAGTTCTTGCTAATTGTTGATTAAGATTTTTTAATGTTTTTAAATGAGCCTCCGCTTCTTCTTTTGCATCTCCAGATAAATGTGCAATAGAACGTTCTAATTTTTCTATTTCTTTATCCGCATCTGATGTTTCATGTTTAATAGCGGCAAGTTCTTCTGCTTTAAGCATTATTGATGAACTCATACTTTCTAAAACCGCAGTTTCTTTTTGAGAAGCTTTTAAAGCATCACCTTCTAATTGTAATTCTGCTTCTTTTCTTTCTAAAATTTTTGCAGTTAAACTTGATAACGTATTTGCACCAACTGTTTGTTTTTTTAAAACACCTAGTGCACTATGTGACATAGATGCTAATGAAGATAACGTAGTTTCTTCATAATCTAAATATTCTTGTCTTTTTTTAAGTTCTTTAGCAGAATCTTGTTGAAGCCTTAATCTTATTTTTTCTTGCTCCATCATAGCTTCTAACTCATCCCTTTCAGAACCAACCGCAAGAGCTATTTTTTCGTTTATAATACGAATACGGTCACTTATCTGAGCGTTTTCTTCTAATAAACGATTTAATTCCGCCTGTTCGTTTGGTGTTAGTGGTGCTATTGCCATTTAAATGAATGTTATTTAAAATCCTTATCTATAATACCCAAATCCTGCATTTTTTTAAATAATTCAGGCTGTTTATCTTTTATCTTTCTAATTCTAGGTATAAACGTTTTGGCAATATCTTCCATCTCATCATCCAATTTTCTCATCACTGGATCCGCATCTATAATTGATTGCAATGTTTGTGGTTTCTTTTTACCAAATAATCCAAAAAATTCTTTTAAATTGGATTTTGATATTTTATATTTTTTCATATTAGTTGTAGTTTAACATCTATAAATATCCCATTAATAAAAAAAGTTAGGATTATCTATTAACCCTAACTTTTGAATTATTTGCTTTGTTTGATTTTTTTACCTCATCCGCTTCTTTCTTTTTAGCATCTACTAACTTATTATAGTAAAACATCCTTAAATAAGTTGGCATTTTATAAAGTTCCATTACGGTAAAACCATTCCCATATTGAACCATATCAAATATCTGGGTATGAACTTGAATACTATGATTCCGTGCTAGGCCAAAAAAAGCTGACACCCATAGTGATAGGCGCCTCCTCCACCTCACCATCTTCATGGATATGAGTAAATTTCATATCAACATCAGGTGATATTTTTTTCACATAACTTCTCAGTGCTCTACTATCTAATGCCAATAATCCATTTACAAATTTGTTTATAGTTGTTGATGAATTATCACCATCAACTGATTGAATCATATAACGTAAACGAGTTGTAATATCTGCACCCGCTCCGCCCAACTTTTCAATAGCTTGAATATCTTTATCTATTGCCATTTCATCACCATGTGTAAGTAATTTACATATAATTTTTTTCTTATTGGATGGTAATATGAATTCAAATTCATTTTTATTATCAAATATTGATAAATCTACTTCTTTTGTTTTTACTTTTCCTAAATCAACCCTTGCATCAATTGTTTGATTTAATTTAGATGAATAAAATTTAAAAAGATACTCAGGACCATATCCTAACAATCTAGTTGCAAGAATAATAGCGTTTTTATCACCTAAAATAATATCACTAGGATTTACATTGCCAACGATAATGGATTCAAATAATTTATCCAAAACAACACCTTTTTTAATAAGATTTTGATTTGAAAGAATATCTTCTTCTTTTGCTGTCATATGTTTTATAGTAATTCTACCGGAAGCCAATGGATGGTCTTTTGGATATACTTTACCTTGTGATGGAAGGTCTAATACTTCCGTTGGAAAATCATATTGTTTTTCGTCTATCATAACTTTACTTGTTTTAATTTTGTATATATAAATACATAAAAATTAAAAAATTGGAAATAAAAAACCCCCACCATTTCTGATGAGGGTTGTCCTTCGGTAGCTTCCGTAAGGAATATTTTAGAATTCAAGAATTGCGTAATCGTAGGATAATGTTAATTCAATGGTTGCAACCTCATTTGATGAAAAATCTAATTCACCAAAGTTTGCTTGTTGAATAAATGCACCTTTTAAAGTCCATTGTTCAATTTTATCACCAACTGGTCCTAATAGGTAGAAAGTAATATCTTTTTTATAAAAATCTGCATATCCACGTCTACCAGTAATTGATTCATGTCCTAAACGAATCCAATCCATCACCTTTTGAGCCGCAGAAGGTACAATTGGGTCATACAATGTGATTGTTAGGTCTTGCCAATCAGCTTTACCTTGCAATTTTCTTTTTACGTTAATATGGTCTAACGATATTGTTTCAAATTGAATTGTAGGTCTATTCGCCGCTTTTACAAGATATGAAGGGATAGAATCTATCTCCATCACATATCTATTTTTCATTTTAGGTTCGAAGTTCGTATAGAACATCTTGTCAAACTCTAATATTTCTGCCATTTTATTATCCTTTTATTTTATATTAATAAATATCTACTTTGTTTTTTTTCACATTATGCTGAGAAACTTGCTCCAGTTGGTAAGATGTTGAAATCAATTACTATGAATTCAGCTGTCTTAGCCGGTTGTAAGAAAATTTGTCCTGCTAATATGTTTCTATCAATTACATCAGGTGTGTTATTACTTTCGTCCATTACAACTCTAAAGGTATAAAGACCTTGTCTTTGTTGTACTGATTCTAAGTAAGGGTTCACAGTGTTTAAGAATCTTTGTCTAGTTGTAGAAGTATTTTGTTCGAATACTAAGAAACGAGATGTAGATGCAACGAATTTTTTCAAGTTGATAAGTAATCTTCTTACGTTGATTCTATCCAAAGCAGATGCTTTATCTTGCAATGTCTTCTGTCCGAATGCTACAATACCTTGTCCAGGGAATGCCGCAATTGGGTTTACTTTGTTTTCATATAGAGTATCTCTTTCAGAATGTGTTAATCTATTCAATACACTAACTGCTCCGGTGATACCACCTCTATTCAAACCAGCAGGTGCAAACCATTCAGCCGCTAATCTATCGTTTGCTGCATAAACTGCAGGTAACAATGTAGAAGGTGGAACTGATGTTAGTTTATTTGTGTTACTATCAATTGTTTTAACCCAAGGATAGTAAGTTGCTACATAGTTTGAATCTACTGAGTTTGCTTGCTCAGTTGCTTCAGTAATTGTATCATCATAATCGTTGAAATCAGCGATATAGAAACAATCTTGTCTTTCCTCAACCATATCAATTGCTCTAGAAGTAACCGATGGGTGAAGGCTTCTTACGATACCAGGTGTTACTACCATATTGATATCATATTCATCAGGATTAGATACTGCGTTGATTGCTTTAGTATATGCAATTGAACCATTTTGCGATGAGTTTGAACAATTAAATCCTTGTGTGTTTGCATTACCCCAATCAGTATCACCGGCCTTAGCTTTTCTTACAGTTGGGTTCATACCATCAAATCCATATTGGAATCCTAAAACGAATTGTCTTTTAACCATATCAGTTGATGCCGAACCAGTCATCACATAATTCAATTGAGAATCAAATGCGAATGCTACGTTAGCACCAGCTACTGCTCCATCAGGAATTGGTTTTAAATATTGTTTGTTATCAATAGCTTTATAGGTATCTTCAAAATCAAATCCAGAAAAATAAATTGGAGATGATGATGTGTTGTTTGCTGAACCTGTTTGATAATTTACGGCAGGCACCCAATTTGCTTCTGCTGAAGTATTTGTTTTAATTGGATTTACATATGCTGCGTGTCCAAATGGTGCTGCTGATATTGGATAAGAACCCGGTCCTAAAATATTAGAATTAGCGTCTTGTACAACTACTCTTACATTTTTTGATTTATTTGAGTAATCACCAATTTCAGTTAATTTTCCATTAGCATCGATTGTTAATTTTCTATCACCGATTCTTCTCGCTATATAATTAGGAGATGCAGGGTCTAAGTTTACGTTATTATATGTTTCAACTACACTCTTTCTCTTATCGGTATCACTAAATGAACGAATTGTTACAGTGAAAGTTGCGTAATCAGTTGAACCATCTTCACCAGCTGCTTTTACATTAGAAATACCAACTTTAAATTTAGTGTTATATAATGTACCATGTCCTATTGTTTCAAACTTAAATAAGTTATATCTTTCGCCACTAATTAATTGAGATTGTACAATTGGAGTACTTGCTTCTTCTGCATCACCATATACTTGTGTAGGTAAACTAACTTCGTATATCGTTACTCCTTGCTCACCACTATCATTTTTGAATCCTAATGATGAACTTTCAAAATACAAATATCCATAAGCTGCTTTAGCACCGAATGGAGATTCGCCAAATACGTCAGAAATATCATTTGTAGCTTCTTGAAAAATTGATGCTGATATATTAGCTGCTCCAGAGCCAGAACTAATTAGTCCTGATATTACAAATGAACCAGATATTGATATACTACTTGTAATATTAGTAGAGCCATTGGTAAATCCAACGCCCTCATCTCCAAAATTAGTTGAATATAAAACTCCAACTATTTTTTTACCTTGAGAACCAGATGCTAATATACCCAAAGGTGCTGCCTGTGAGTAACCACCAATACCAGCAACTCTTACGATTGTTGCTTGTCCAGCTTCTCTTAAATAGTTTTGTACTGCATATTCAGTATAATAAGTTCCATCAGGTGTTCCGAAGATTTCTTCAAATTCTGATTGCGTTCTTACAATTGTTGGAACGAATGCAGGTCCTTGTTTAAAAGGTCCTATAAATGCCGCTCCAATTTCTCCTACTCCTTGAGCTAAGAAGGATAGGTCATTTTCTCTTGTGAATACGCCAGGTGATACGATTCTTTCTGCCATTTTATTTCTCCGATTTGTATTTTAAGTTTGTATTACTAATATCTTACAGTAATACTCATATAAATATAAACAAAATATTCAAAACACAAATTAATTATTAAGAATCGATATTACAATCTACAATTTTATTTTTGTATTTTGATTAAACAGGAGCTGCGTCAGCTATATATGGAGTTGTACTGCCAGATATTGGTGACCAAGGTAGGTCTACCTCAGGAACTTCTACCGCAACAAACTTTTTACTATTTACTTCTTTTAAAATTTGGCTATCAATATGTTCCATATAGTTAGTTGCTGGATTAGAACCACTTACAATACTTTTAATCCATCCAAGTACTTGTTCTTCTGTTAATTCACTATACGTTGTAAAGCTAGCTGTATCGATTGTACCGATGTTAAATGGAGTTGCACCACTAAATGTACCTGAGTTACCATCCTCATCTGTACCGATAAGTTTCCACGTAGTACCCACAACAGCATTTTCTAAAGTAGTGCTATTTTGTTTTTTAAGTCCTGTTAATTTCCATTCGTATGTTAATCCCATGATAATTTTGTTTTATATTGTATAAATATATTATTTTTTTAAAAATAGTTATTTGCCATTGATAATTATTTTTAGCATTTCTTTAATTTCAGCTATATCATCTCTTTGCTTGTCGATGATTGTTTGTTGTTCTTTTATAGCCTCTACCAAAAGCGGAACTAATTTATCATAATCAATAGTTAAATAGTTTTCACCACTCTTAGAACCCTTTACTTCTTTCGTATCAGAATCTATATCCATATCAAATGGTGCTAAATGCACAATTTCTGGCAATACATTTTGAACTTCTTGAGCTGATAAACCTAATTGTACTTTGGTATCGGTATATCCTACCGAATGTGCTAACTCATTATTTACATAATAGAATCCATTTAATTTGGATACTTTTTCCAATGCGTTTTCAATGTTACCAACTTTGGTTTTTAATCTTTCATCCGAATAGTATGCTATAATATTTCCTTGTGCAAATATCCAATCATAACAATATATGTTGTTATTGATAATATAGTTAAATCTAGATGTTGAATTAAAGTCACCATAATATCCAGTATTGTGGTCATAGAAAATTGGAGAACGTATATCGTTGTTTACATATACACCATAAGGTTGCATTGACATTCTTTCTGAACCGGCATAGTACATGTACATAATAGCCCCACTCATTAACCATACCCAACCTCTACTATTATCATGAACACCAACGTTATCACCCATAGTACTCATAAACACATAACGAGAACCTATACCCCAACCTTGCCATCCGTTTCTACCACCATCATAAGTTGTATAGTTACCATATGAGTTACCACCACATTCAGCTGCCCATATACCTCTACCATATGATTGATTGTATAAACCAGTACATCCGTAGTTTCTCCACCATCCATAGTTATAACCCTGGTCTATGTAGATTTCATTTAAACGATTTCCACCATTTATATCTAAATAGTATCCAGTATTATCTCTATCGTAAATAAAGTTTGTTCTTGTTTCATATAGATAAGTTCTATTACCGGAATAATGGTTGATATAAGTTTCGTATCCGTTTTGACAATCTAAGTGTAAGTTACCATTAGTTGCGGCAACAGACGCCCATCCATTAGGTCTACCATTAGTACCAACCCACAAATATGCTCCCCATGTTGGGTTAGGCCCATGCAATGCACCACCTCTAATTCTTAATGCAGAATCTGAAGTTGAGTTAGGGTCTAAATAATAGCCAGAATCATTTGAATCATAGAATGCACCCGCATATAATCCACCACCCGCAGATGCCGCATTATCATACATAGCAATTTTGAACCAACCACCAGGATATGGCCAGCTATGTCTCCACCATAATGAATCAGTTACACCACCGGTCAACTGCCACCCATATCCAACACCAGAATATGAATAGTGATATACTTGCGCCGTTAAATAGTGAGAAGTATCACCAGGACTTTGTCCAATACTACCCCAAGAATCACCCCATCCAGAACCCCAGTTCATTTGGTCATTAAACGAAGTAGTACCCCAACCTCTTGCTCCGGTCCAGTGGTTACTATCTCCGGTATAATCACTTCTTCTAAAATTAGTTTTTCCGTCTAAACCAATTCTATTTTTTCCGTATAATGTTAATCCTTGCCAGTTTGTTTCACCATCTCCATTAAAATAATATCCAGTATTTTCATCATAGAATATAGGTGCTTGTACTGAACTTCTAAACCAACCTCTAGATGAAATTGCCGCAAATGCAGTACCATAGTTGGCAATAATCATACCGTGGTCATTTAGATAACCAGCTTGTCCTCCTGCATTTGGATGTGACCAAGCTATACCATATAAATTATTTAAAGATGTACCATCTATTGCCGGTTTGTATGCGTTGCCCATAGAGAATACACCCTGATATCTAACAGATGTATAAACACCTACAACGGATTGTCCGTAGTTATAATCTAAATAAAGGTTTTCATTTCCATCAATTCGAATACCACCATTTGCTACTACATAAGATAATCTAGCAGTACCATTAGGGTCACAATAATATCCAGTATTATTTGAATCGTAGAATATTGGTGCTCTTAATGAGTTACCACCAGTTAAGTAGTTATTCGCATAAACCGTACTATCCGAATTCCATTCCATCGTAGTATATCTAGTACCAGATGTATTGGTATTATAAAAAATTGTATTACCAGCGGTATTAAATCTCATATAGGCCTGGCCATAATTTGTATTAGGTCTACCAAAGTGGTATGCACCGCCACCGCCATTAAAGCTATTATCAACATTAAATCCAAATCCAGCATCATTCCAAGTGTTTCCAGGTTCGGATACCCACATTTGAAGTTGAGTTTGTTGACCCGTTCCCATCTCGTTTCCTCTAGCTATTACTCTAAATAATGAAGTACTATGCCCACCTGCGGTATTAACAGGACCTCTCATATATGAACTACTATTAAGGTCAATATAATATGTAGTATCGGCTG